ATTTATGGTCCATATGGATATACTTCATCATGGGACAATTTGAGTGGAGTATCAATCCAGAGTAGCTCGTATTCCGTTAGAGATATTGAAGTATCAGGTAGACCTGATTATGGGACTACTAGTGATAATCCCCCAGCGGGATCTCTTGTTCAGGACTATGAATATATTGAAGGGACAGGAACTTTAGATATCCATAATGGTAAATTTTGTATAACTCCAGAGTTTCAAAATGGCACATATGCGTATTTCATATCGGTTGATCCTACAGATATTGATCATCCTGAGTTTCCATACATTATAGGTATTACTTCTCGTGAAGTTATAGATACACCATTAAATAACGGAGCAAATCCAGTTGCTCCTCCTGTGGATCCAGGTGGTGGTCCTGCACCAGTAGCACCTACTCTACAGTTTACATTGCAACCAGCAAATGCTACCGCTAATGCAAATGAGAGTGCTACGTTTACGGTAAATGCACAGATCCTTCCTGAAGATGGATCCATTGGGTATCAATGGTATAGATCTACTGATGGTGGATTCGCTTTCGCTGCAGTGACAGGTGCAACTTCAGCATCATACTCAGTCACTGCTTTGTCATACATGACTGGATATAAGTATCGTTGTCGTATTAGAGGACCACTTCCTCAAGATAATGCATCAAATACTCCTTTAGATTCAAATTCTGCTACGTTAACAGTAACTGGATCTGGTGGAGGAGGAGATGTTGCAAATCGTTTCGATAGCACATCATCTACATTTGATTCTACGAGTCAAACTTTTGATGGCACCTAAGCACCTAAATAACACTGTAGAAGAATAGCAATCCATGGCCAAGCAAAACCTCAGTATTGGTAGTTCAGCTAACGACGGGTTGGGTGATAGTCTCCGCGATGGCGCTATCAAACTCAATAATGTCATTGATGAAATTTACAATAATCTTGGTAATGAAACAAACCTACAACTTAGTATAGGTAGTCCTCTTGATGGGCAAGTATTGAAATGGAATGGCACTCAGTTTACTGAGTCTCATTTTGATGCACTTAGTGTAGATCTAAACGTCAAGACGTTTAAGATTGTTTCCGAAAACAACGGAGATGTTAATATCATGCCTGATGGCACGGGTGATATTAAATTTTGGAAAGGTGGAGCAGGCAGTGCCTTAGCATATGTTGATGGTGCAGATGGATACTTTAAGTGGTCTGCTCCATATACTGCTTTATCTGACCTCCCCGATGTAGCAACACATCATGGTATGTTTGCACATGTGCATGATGAAAGTCATGGTTACTTCGCTCATGGTAGTTGGATTCAACTGATAGATGTTGGATCATCTATTGGTGAGTTGGCAGACGTTGATCTGACTGTTGGCGGCGGTCCATCTGAAGGTCAAGTGCTCAAGTGGAATTCTACAAATAGTGCATTTGAGCCAGCAAATGATCTCAACGAAGGTGCAGGTGGTGGTGGCACTACACAAAACCTATTTGAAAGTTTCAATGCAGATAGTGGATCTACAACTGCAAGTGCTGCAACAGATACCTTAACTATTGCAGGTGGCACTAATATTACAACATCAATTACTGGTGATGTTGTAACAATCAATATGAGTGGATCTTTAGGAGATCCTGATCAGAATATTTTTGCTACCATTGGGTCTGATAGTGGAAGCAGATCTGCTAGCACCACATCAACTACAGTTAACATTGTTGGTGGTACTGGAATCAGTACTGCTATTAATGGAGAAAATCTTACAGTAACTAATGACTCACCCAATGTGGTGCAAGAGGTTTATAGGACAATTAATGGAGATACTGGCACTACAACAGCGGCATTATCAACTTCAACTTTAGCAATAACTGGTGGGACAGGAATTAGCACAGCAGCAACTTCAAATACACTTACAATTACCAATAATGGCATTGTAATTGCAAACCCTGCAGATAATGACACTGTAGTTTTTAACGGTCAAAGTGAAGCTTGGGAAGCAAGTGCATCTGCATCTATTGGAATTACAGTAAGCTCATTCGGATCTTCAGCATATACTTTTGAAGGTGGTGGTCTTAATGATGCAGGAAATAATCCCACAATCTATGTTTATAGGGGATTCACTTATAAATTCAATAACACAACTGGAGCTAGTCACCCATTTGCTCTGAGACAAACTAATGGTGGAGCTTCTGTAACTGCTGGAGTTAGTGGATCTATAACTGGAGTCCAATATTGGACAGTGCCCCAAACTCTCAGTGCTGGCACAACATATGTTTATCAATGCACAATCCATGCCAGCATGGTTGGTAACTTAGTGGTGGTTTGATAGATGACACGTACAGTTCCTGGTAGTGGTGCAGTAATTTCTCCTGTCTTCAATAGTGTTTTTGGAGTCAGAGATGTTTATGTGGTGGAGAGTGGGTCTGGATATGATCCAAATGACCCACCAAGACTTCGTGTTTTAAATAGCGGCACACCTATTCGCGAAGCAGTATTGCGACCAATTATTCAAGGTAGTCTTGGAGAAATTACTGCTGTAGAAATTTTAGATCCTGGTGAAGGATATGATCCTCTACGTTTAGATATTGTAGATGAAAATTCAAATGGTAGTGCTAAAGGAAACGTTTTCCTAAAAGATGATGGTGGTGTTGATTACATCCAAGTCACTGTCCCTGGTAATGGATACTTTAATACTACAGTTGAAGTTAGAGGTGGTGGTGGATCTGGATCTGAAATAGTACCCGTTACTGGATCTGTTACTGGACTATCAATTGAGCAGCAAGGACAAAATTATACTGAAGACGATATTAACCTCATCATTTCTGGCGGTGGTGGAGATGGTGCTAGGGGAGTTGCTGCAGTTAATCGATTTGGTAGAGTCACTTCTATCAATCTTACCAATGCAGGTGAATTCTTTGAGACTCCACCCCTAATTCAAATTATTGGTGGTGGGGGTAGTGGAGCAACTGCTGAAGCATTTATCAATTTAGGTGCTATCACGACCATCGATCTCCTTTCCACGGGATCAGGATATGTAAATGCCCCTCAGGTTATCTTTACTAGAGACACTGATCTAATTAGAGAGGCTAGAAATAGGCAATCTCTCAACTCAACAATTTATAACTTATCAGGACTACTTAAAAATCTAACTCCAAATGCTGAGGAAATTTATATAGAAACAACCGATCCATTTCCTGGATCAGGTAAACTTCTTATTGGTAGAGAGATTGTTAGATACACTGGTAAAACTTCCACATCATTTACTGGTGTTGATAGGGGTATTAATTTTAGATTTGACCAAAAAGTAATTTTAGATAATCTACAAGATGATGCTGTTACTGGTCTTACAAATTATAATTTTCAAGTAACTGATAAAGTAAGACGTGTAGTAGAAAACTCAACTAATAGAGTTGCTATTGTTTATGATTGGTTTGAATCTGAAAGAGCACTTTATGTAACATTTGAAATTGATGAATTGGCATTTATTGATGCTGGAAGATCTGGTGAAAAGGCGACTGTGGTTGCATTTGTTGCAGGATCGTCATCTTCATCAGGCACTGGACAGCAACCTCATGAGTTAGTTGAATCGGAAGGTAATGATATTGTTGCTTTTACAGAACCATATAGTTTGATTCTGAATAGAAAATTTGAAGATGATGATGAATCATATGAGGATGAGCAAGGCATAACGCAGTATGGTGACGGTATTCCCGATCTCATAAACACTGCTACTGAATTTGAAAATCAAATTAACTTGGATGGTGGACTTGCATCATCACTTTATGGTATTGAAGAAACTGTTGGTGGTCAAAACACAACCCTTTTCCAGGTTGGCGACCAAATATATGATGGCAGTCCCTCTCAATTGGTAGCAACTATACAATCGGCAGGTCTATTAGGCGATGGTGATTCCCATGTTGCTACAGCAACAATCATTATTGAATATATCAGTGCAACATTATTCAATGTTGCTGAGACTGTGCAAGGACTAACATCTGGTGTTACGGCAACAGTTGTTGAGAGACTAGTCGGGCAAAAGGCAAATCAATACATATTGAATGTCAATAATATTGTTGATAATGATCCTACATATAAGTGGAATGTTGGAGAAACATTGCAGGGCAACCTCAGCTCTGCAACTGCAACCATCATATCAGTTGAGTACACTAATTTCGTCAGAAACGAGGACGAATAATTCCCTATAAATAGAAAGAAGGCAATTGCTGTAAGATGGCATTACTAACCGACCAATTTAGAATCTTTACTGCGGAAAGATTTCGGAAATCTTTGGAGGGTCCCGACCCTGCACAGTCCGACCTATTAGCAGGAGCATCTAGAGATCGACTATATGTTTTCATTGGTCGTCCTCAACCATGGGATAATGAAAATGCTCCCCCAGATCCTATCGACTCATTTCAAGAGTTTGCGGATGATTATTCCGACATGATCTCGATGAAGAGAGTGTTGGCGAATGATACTATTCAGGTCATTCGTCGTACCGATTGGATTCCACCCGAGCAAACTACTGGTGGTTTGGGTTATGTGTATGATATGTATAGGCATGATTATTCCTCGACGAAGACGGCATCGTCAGGTGCTACGAAACTGTATGATGCAGATTTCTATGTTGTCAACTCATCTTACCAAGTATATAAGTGCATCTATAACGGGACAAGTCCTTCTGATCCTAACGGCAAACCTTCTACTGTTGAGCCTACTGGCACCTCCACTTCAGTTATCACGACTGCTGATGGTTACCGTTGGAAGTATATGTATACAATCCCTGTTGGTCAGGTATTGAAATTCTTCTCCAACGAATACATGCCTGTCCTTAGCGATACTGCTGTGGTATCGGATGCTATTGGAGGTGAAATTGATACTGTTGTTATTGCATCATCTGGTGCAGGTTATAACAATGGCACATATGAAAACGTCTCAATTAAAGGAGATGGTGTTGGTGGAAGAGTATCATTAGTTGTCGATGGTGGTCGTATTGTATCGGCAACTGTAACCTCTGGTGGTAGTGGATATACCTTCGGTAAAGTCGTTATTGATGAAGTCAATGGTATTGGTGCTGGCACAGGTACTGGTGGTAACGTTGAAGTAGTTGTGCCTCCTGTCACAGGACATGGTGCTTCGCCCCAAACGGAATTGGGTGGTTTCCGTATAATGATCAACACGAAGTTTACCTACGCTGAAGGTAGTGGAGACTTCCCAACTGATAACGACTACCGTCGTATTGGTCTAGTGATCAACCCAAATAAGTATGGCACTGTAGAATTAACTGCAGATCTTACACTGTCAGCATCTAAAGCCGTTATTTTCTCACCTTCATTTACAGGTAACTATCAGACTGATGAGATTATCACACAATCTCGCACAATTGGTGGTCAGCAAGTAACTGCTCGTGGGCGTGTAATTTCTTGGAATGCTACCACTAAGGTGCTTAAGTATTATCAGAATAGAATTGACGGTATTTTCCCAGAATTCACTGGTAGTTTAATTGAGTTTCAGGGTGGTAACCCTGTTGTTGGTGCAACATCTGGTGCATCTTCCGATCCAGATATCAACTTCCCAATTGTGTCTGGAGCATCAACTCGTATTATTAATAATACTGAGTATGATCTTGGCATGGCATTTACCAATGGATATGCAAGTCCAGAAGTGGATCCAAATTCGGGTGAAGTTATTTACATAGATAATAGAGGCGCGATTACTCGTGCTGGAGACCAAATCGAAGACATTAAGATCGTAGTAGAGTTCTAAAAGATGCCCCAGAATACTAATCTAAATATCTCTCCTTATTTTGATGATTTCGATAAGGATAAGAATTTTTACAGAGTCTTATTCCGTCCTGGATACCCAATTCAGGCTCGCGAAATTACGACTATGCAGTCGATTCTGCAGAATCAGTTAGAGTCAATTGGTCAGCACTTCTTTAAAGAAGGTGCGATGGTTATTCCTGGTCAGGTGGGATATGATCTAAATGTCCAAGCAGTGATCTTGCAACAATCATTCTTGGGTATTGATCTTGAGACATATAGGACTCAACTCACTGGTCAAATAATTGAAGGTCTGACTACAGGCATTAAAGCAAAGGTCCTGTATTCAATTCCATCAACAGAATCCTCTAGAGGATATGTCACCCTGTATGTAAAATACGTTGAGTCTGGTGATACTGTTTCGGAATCTACAATTACAACATTCCAGCCAAATGAGCAGATCATTGCTGAGAATGAAATTACGTTTGGCACAACTCTGATTGAAGTTGGATCACCATTCGGTCAACTATTACCTGTTGATGCAACTTCAGTGGCTTCAACTGCATATATTAATGCAGGTGTATACTTTATGAGAGGACACTTTGTTGATGTCCCATCTCAGTATTTGATTCTAGAGCAGTATACAAATAATCCATCATACAGAGTTGGTCTGGAAGTTAGTGAGTCTATTGTAACTCCAGAAGACGATCCATCACTTAATGATAATGCAGCAGGCACATCCAATTATGCTGCTCCAGGATCTCACAGATTTAGAATCAGAACAACACTGGTTAAAAAAGCAATCAATGATGAGACTGATAAAAACTTTATCGAATTGCTTCGTATCAACAATAGTAAAGTTGAGCAATTCGTTACTAATACAGCGTACTCAGAGTTAGAGAGATCTCTTGCTCGTAGGACATATGAAGAATCTGGCGACTATGTAATTGATACATTCAGCATTAAGGCAAGAGAGTGTTTGGATGATGGATTCAATAATGGTGTATATCGTCCAGGTGAAACTACTTCACAAGGCAATATCCCATCTGATGATTTGATCACGTATGAGATCTCACCAGGTAGGGCATATGTAAGAGGATACAGGACCGAATTCCTAACACCTCAATATATTGATTCCCCCAAACCCCGTGACTTTGAAGGAGTCCAAAATGGTATTATCTCATTCCGTTTAGGAAACTTCATTAAAGTATATGATGTTTATGGTTGGCCCAATCTAACTGGAGAGGGAGTTACATCTGCATATCAAGTAATTGAATTGTATGATGATTGGACTCTGAATTCTACTAATACAACTACAGGTAGAATGATTGGTAGAGCTAGAACTGCTCAAATTCAAATTGACACAGATACTACATATGATCTGTGGCTCTTTGATGCTCAGATGTTTACTGCAATTAACTTTGCGTCAGGAAATAACTCAGTATCAGTTGGAGATGTGCTGAAAGGTCGCACCTCAAATGCTCGCGGTTTTGTTGCAGATGCTGGCAGTGGTACTAATTGTAAGCTTGAGCAAGTGTCAGGGACATTTATCAATGGCGAGGTGATGGAAAGAGATGGTCGTGTTATCGGTACTCTTGAGGCAGCACATACTTATAACTTGGCAGATACTAGATCTTGCTATGGTAGAAATTCTAGTAATGTAGTTATCTTTGGTGCTAACTGGTTACTTAATGACCAGAAAGAAATTGAAGCATCTACAGTAACTATTGATTCTGCCACCAACCAAAGAATCACTGGTTTCCGCACCAAATTTATTCAAGATTTGCGTCCTGGTGATGTCATTACTGCCACAAATACTACAGCAGAAGGTGAAAATAGTTTAAGAATCGAAAGAGTTGATCCAACATCAATCTCAACTATTACAGGAAACTCTGCAACAGGTGCTGCTGATACTATTTTTGATTCCCTATTACAGACTGCAGAAATTGATACTACCTTGAGTAAAGGTACTGTTGCTGATGGCGAATATGGCACTCTAGTCAGAATGCGTCCTTTTGTATTCCAGAAGGACTACCAGAATGGTGAGCTCACTATTGACGCACCTCGCGTTTCGATGAGATCTATCTCTGACGAATCATTCTTTGTATATCGCACATTCACTAATAAAACGGTTGTGTCTGGTGGTGTTACTGTATCCCTGCCAGAATCTGAGCAGTTTGCATCATTAGACAATGAAAACTATATTTTAACTATTCTTGGTGAATCTGGATCTGCATATAGTGTAGGACAAAACCTAGACATCGATGCGATGAATGATGCAGGGTCACTAACAGTTAGTTTTGGTGCCGATAGACAGTCCATCACTATTGATGGTTTGGCAAATGTTAATACTGTTAAATTGACTGCTCTAGTTTCTAAGAATATTGTTTCTAAGAAAATTAAAACTGCATCTAAGATGCGTGCAATGAAGGTCATTCGCACAAGTATCAATAATGACCAACAAAAGTATGGTTTGGCATATGGTAACTTGTATGGCACTCGTATTGAAGATGACGAGATCTCATTTGCACTGAATGATGTTTACAATATTCAAGCAGTATATGAATCTGAGAATGATGCTGATGCAGAGCCACCTTTCCTAACACTTACTGAGTCCACCTTCTTCGATAATGGTAGTGTAGTTGTAGGTAAAACATCTGGTGCTCGTGGGCGTGTTATTCAATTCATCAACAGCACTCTTAAATTATATGTTGTGCAGTTGAATGAAATTCCATTCTTACCTGGCGAGACTATTGATGGTGTGGATGATGATGGCGTCCCACTAGTTGCAATTGTAGATGATGCTGAGGGATCCGTATCTAAGGGAAGTAAAGTTGTAACTACTCAGTACGAATTGGAATCGGGACAGAAAGCACACTTCTATGATGTATGTAAAATGCTGAGACTGCCTCAGTATACACCTCCAATTCGTAAACTGCTAGTTATCTTTGACTACTTTGTGCATGAATCTTCGGGTGATTATTTCTCAAACCAATCTTATACTGGCATTGCATTCAAAGATATTCCAAAATATAAGTTAGATGGATCTATTAACTACTTGAGAGATCAAGTCGATTTCCGTCCTGGTGTTGGTGAATTGGCATCTGGATCGGGTACTATCACAGCACCTTACTATGTGAATTGTGCTTCTCTGGACTTTGGTGCTCGTCAATTCGATACCTCTGGTGGTGCTGGTGGATCTACCATCTTCGATATTCCTAAGGTAGCAACTGAAATCCGTATGGATTATACCTACTATCTTCCTCGTGCTGATAAAATTTATCTAACACATGAAAATGAATTGAAGATTAGTAAAGGTGTATCTTCAGAAGATATGCCACCTCCAGATAACATTCAAAGTGCAATGCTCTTGGCACAACTAGAATGTAGAGCATATACTTATGATGTTGATCGTGATATCATCATTTATCCCGAAATTATTCGTCGTTATACGATGAAAGATATTGGGGATCTTGAGACTCGTCTTTCTCACGTTGAATATTATACCTCCCTATCATTGCTTGAATCTCAAGCAGAAAATACTAAGACCTACGATGATAATGGATTTGACCGTTTGAAGAATGGTTACGTTGTAGATGATTTTACTGATCACACTATCGGTGATGTCCTCAACGTTGACTATAAGTGCTCAATGGACTTTAAAGAAGGTTTCTTACGTCCATCACACTATACAACTAACGTCCCACTACAACTCAATCTAGCTTCTTCTTCTAATGTTGTGAAGACTATTGGCAATATGGTGTTGCTACCATATACCGATCTTCAAATTATTACTCAACCATATGCATCTAGGACTGAAAATGTTAACCCATTTAACGTCTTTACTTTCATTGGTCGTATTGATCTATCACCTGCATCTGATGACTGGATTGATATCAAGCGTCTTCCTGCTCGTGTAGAAAACGTTGAAGGTGACTTCTCTGCCGTTGCTAGAGACCTGCAGATTGACCAGAATGGTTTTGCTCCTATTCAATGGGGAGCTTGGAGGACAAACTGGACTGGACAGTCTCTTATCTCACGGACTCAGACAAGAAATAGATCTGGTAGTTTTGCCGCTGGTGGTCGTAGATTAGGTCGTTTGGGTCATGGTCAGGGTCGTCAACCACTCTTCGTCCATGATAGACGTACCTGGAGGGTTGTTAATAACCAAGCACGTCAGGGTGTAAGGACTAGAGTTGTGCCCAAGGTTGAGCGTAAATCACTGGGAGATACCGAGCTGTCACAAACAGCAATCCCCTGGATCAGATCCAGAAACGTATCTTTCAATACAGATCGTATGAAGCCTCGCACAAGAATTTATGCATTCTTCGATGGCGTAAATGTTACTAATTACATTATACCTAAAGTTATTGAGTTAACTAAGTCCTCAACTGCAGATCCTCGTGCGAACGAGACTCCATTTGTTGTGGGTGAAACTGTTGTTGGTCAAAATTCAGGATGTAGATTTAAAGTAGCAGCTGCAAATGATGCATATAAGACCGACCCCTACGGCACTGGAGCAGCAGTCCTTGCAGAATCTTATGCATCTACAACACCATTTGTAAATATTGATACTGGAGTATTGGCAGAAACTGTCAATCCAAACTACTTTGGCAATATGCAAACGGGTGAAGTGCTAGTTGGAGAAACTTCAGGTGCTCGTGCTGTAATCAAAGACCGTCGTTTGCTGACCGATAATATCGGCAACTTCCGTGGATCATTCTTCATTCCTAATCCTGGTAATGATTCAAATCCCCGTTGGGCAACAGGCACAAGGACCTTTAGATTCACTACATCGCCCACCAATAGTAGAGCAAATGATGAAGTGACTTCATCTGCTGACACTACATATAGTGCTGTAGGCACACTTCGCACTGTTAGAGAAAATATTCTTGCAGTCCGTAATGCTGAGTTGGTTAGAGATACTGTTAATGATGCTCGCACGGTTATCACAACCAGGACTGAAACACGTCAGATTGGTTGGTATGACCCT